CAAGTACATCGACGCATTCCTTATCGAATCATTCATAGTGGATTCTCCTGAGCGCGAAGCCGACCTAAAAGCTAAAGGCATCTCCGGCGGCGTAATGGGTTCCTGGTTCGTCGCTTACAAAGTAGAAGACGAGCAAACATTCAAGCGTGTACTGTCTGGCGAGTTACGCGGATTCTCAGTGGAAATATTCGTCAACAAGTTCTTCAGCAAGGAAGAACCTCCAGCACCAGCACCAAAGCCAGAAGGCAAATCAAAAAAATACTTCGAGAGAAGGGCAAGAATAAATAGGGTTTAACAACAAAACAGAAAACGAGAAAATGGCACTGAACGCAAAAGAACTGCGACATAAGGCAAGAAAGAATCAGACGAGAATGCAAGAGATCCTTAGCGCATCGTCTGAGAGCTTGAGCGCAGACCAAGAACAAGAGTTCGACAAACTTGACAACGAGGCTGAAGCCCTGTTGAGACAAGCAGACAAAATCGAAAAGATGGCAAGCCGCGAGATTGCGGAAGATGCGCCCAACGCGCAAGAGCTGTCTACACAGAGAAACAGCAAGTCTATTAAAGACTTGAAACCTGAAGAACTGAAGAAGGCAGAAGACCTCGCCATTCGCTCTTATATCAAGAGTGGTATAGTTCCTGTAGAGCTTCGTGGCCTTATGGCTCCTGCTGTAGCAGAGAAAGACGATCAGACAATGATCCAAACCGCACTCCGGGAGATGGGCATTGAATCGTTCGCGACTCAAACAACTACTACAACTGGTGGCGGTTATGTAATCCCTCGCGGGTTTCAAGCCGAGCTTGAAAAAGCGGTTTTGGAGTTTGGTGGAATGTGGGAGGCTGCGCGTATTGTGAAAACTACGCAAGGTAACGTAATGGATTGGCCTACAGTGAATGATACAGCTAACAAAGCGTATCTGTTGGCTGAGTCTGTATCCGCTGCGACTTCTGCTACTGCTGTGGTTTTCGGACAACAACAGTTTGAAGCGTACAAGTATACATCAGGACTTATCCAGGTTCCTACCGAACTATTGGAAGACTCTGAGTTCGACGTTGCTTCATTGATGATCGAACTACTCTCTGAGCGTATTTTCAGAGGTACTAACGAAGCCTTCACCACGGCTGATGGATCAAGCAAGCCTAAAGGTATCACGGTCGGCGCTGCTTACGCCGGATCTACCGCAGATGACGCTGCTCTTGCGTACAATGACTTCATTAAGCTCGAACACTCTATCGATCCTGCATACAGGAAGAATAGCGGCACAGGCTGGATGTTTCATGATTCAATCCTGAGAGAAGCTAAGAAAATAAAGGACTCGACCGGAATGCCTATCTGGAATCCTGGATTGATGGCTCAAGGCGCTCCTAGCACCCTGCTTGGATACAAGTACTCAATCAATCAGGACATGGCTTCTTTCGTAGACGCTAGTACGACTGCTAACGACAACGATAAGGCTCTCCTCTTTGGTGACTTCAAAAAGTACATCATCCGCCAAGTACGTAACATGAGAATCGTTCGCTTGAATGAGCGTTACGGTGAACTCGATCAAACAGCGTTTGTAGTGTTCTTCCGTGTAGACGGTGACCTTCTGAATGCCGGAACTAACCCGGTTAAATATCTGAGGGTAGCTACAACCTAATACTGTGTGAGTCTGAACTGTGAGTGAAGTCCCGGTCTTAAAAGCCGGGCACTTCTTAACCAAAAGCAAGTGCATAAAACAGTACCAGTAACAGGTCCAGCAGTGGAGCCGATTACGACGGCGGAAGCGAAGTCACACCTAAATGTGTCTGGCACTTCTAAAGATGCGTACATCGACTCTCTTATAGTAACAGCACGCGGGCAGATCGAAAGATACCTGAATCGTGCGCTGATTACTCAAAGCTGGAAAGTTTACTATGACTGTTGGCAGAAAGAACTGCTCATCCCTTTTGGATCACTCTCCACGCTCACAAGTGTAAAGTACTATGATATAGACGGTAATCTGCAAACACTATCTACTGACTATTACTGGGTCTTGTCTACGACAGATCCGGCACGCATCATCCGAAAGTATGACGCGACTTACCCAGAGTTGCAGTACGGGCGACCGGATGCAATCGAAATAGCTTTTACAGCTGGATACGGGGCGACTTCGTCTGCAATTCCGGGTGAGATAAAACACGCAATGAAACTACTCATCACCAATCTGTACGAGAACAAGGGTGATATAGTAATCGGTCCAGGCCATACGGTAGGGAAGATTCCTTCATTCGTGACTGACCTTATCCATAGTTATAAGCTATATAACTTTTGAGATTACAGGTAGTCATACCGTTGTGGAAACGGCCAGAGGTAACAAAGTTCTGCTTTGATGAGCTTAAAAAACTCATGGCAGAGACAAAGCATGAGATAAGAGTTCTCTGCATTATAAGTGAGTCTGAATATATCCCGGTTTGTGATTCTTACGGATTCAACTGGATTTACGCAGATAACAATCCTCTAGGGGACAAGATCAACAAAGGCATTAAACGTGCGCTGGAATTTAAATGGGACTATCTCATGATGATGAACAGCGACGACGTAATAAAAAAGGAACTCATAGACGATTACTATGAGCCGTTCTTTGAAAAGAAGGAAAGGTTCTTCGGGATCAACAAGGTGACATACGTCAACTTCTACACGCACGAAGCTAGAGAGATAGTATATGAATACTCAGTACTAGGTATCGGTAAGTGTATCAGAAGGGATGTAGTGGAGCAGTTGAACGGCAAGCTATATACGCCGGAGTTAAACAAGTGCCTGGATGATACGATGCTAGACAATCTTATGGAGATACGGGTATTTCCTCGAATGGTAAAGTACGAAGGGATGCTCGCAATGGATTTTAAGAGCGAGACTAACATCTGGCCGTGGGACAAATTTAAAGACAAAGGTAAAGCTGTATGCTACAATCCTTCATCCGTAGAGGCGAACTAGACAGAGAGGTCACTTTCATAAAGAAGGATCTGTCTACGGGTGCATCCAACGCAGACCACATAGACGAGTGGGTTGAAGTAGATACTGACCCTGTCGTATCAGCCAGAAGGCGAGATGTAAAGGGTGATGTTGTGATGAGTGCCGAAAGGTTAAGCTATTCACAACGTACAGTCTGGACTGTGGACTACAGAACGGATCTGAGCATTGAAAACAGATTAGTACACGGCGGCAAGGTCTACGAGATCATTGCAATTACTGAAAACGGAGGAACGAGAGAGACTTACATAGATGTAATGACGAGCCTTTTGGCTACAGAAACATGGACGTAAGACTGAAGCTAACAGGACACGAAGACGTAGACAAGGTTCTGCGTGGCTTACCTCTCGAAGTAAACCATAAAGTTCTTCAGGCGGCGCACACATCCGCGGCTAAGGTTTTAGTCGATGCGGAGAAGTTAAGCGCACCGGAAGGACCAACCGGAAATCTGGTGGACTCCATAGGAGTAATAAAGACACCGATGGGAAAGGCCGGAGCATTAGGAGAAATCAACGTTGGACCTCGGCGCGGCAGATATAAAGGCTATGCCGCGCACCTGGTCGAATACGGAACCAGACGAAGGAATTACAAAGGAGCAGACAGAGGCGTGATGCCGAAGAAACCTTTTGCACTTCCAAGCTGGCTAAAGACGAAAGATAAAGTACAGGGTTCGATAGCTGACCATTTAGGAAGGCACCTGTTCAACTTCATGAAGCGCACTATTAGAAAGTATGGTTAAAGGTATCACTTACATATTGACTAATGATGTGACGTTCCGCGCAGCGGTAGGGTTAAACGCAGCAGGCAGTAAGTACAAGGCTTATCCTGTTATGTGTCCATCTCCGGAAAGTGCGCCTTACTCGGTAGTAATCCAGACTGGAAAGACACCGATAGAATGTAAAGGGGGAGCGCCTACAGCATTCAATTACTCATACGATGTCTATTCATTCGATCCGAACTACGACAACGCGGTGAGCATAAACGCAGCAGTAGTCGCAGCACTGAGTAAACCGGACGGCGGAAGTTACAACGGGGTTGAGTTTAGTGAAATACGATTTGTAAACGAGCGCGAAGGCTATTTGGAAAGATAAGCTCATTCGAGGCTTGGGTAGATGAAAGTTAGACTACTGAAGCGCTGGAGGGTTTGGCCTATCGGTCGGGTGATTGAAGTATTCGACACCAAAGCCAAACAACTGATACAGGACGGATATGCTGAAATGTATAACGGTGAGTATCCGCCAGCAGAGAAAATGAAAACGGATTTTTTTAAACCAAAAAGATAAAAGGAAATGGCAAGAGTTAAAGGTAATAGTCTTCTCGTTTACGTCAACGATGTGGCTATCGGATGCTTGAATAATAACGAGTTCACCTCACAGAACGAAGAAATCGACGCGACCTGTAAGGATAACGACGGCGCGCGTAAGGTACTCCCAGGAGGGAATACAGCTTCCATAACTTTCGACGGCACGTTTGATACCGATGCCTCTTATGGACTTGATGACCTCCTGGCAGTACATAAAAACAAAACTGCGGTAGCCATCAGAATGGGTGTGGCCGGAACAGGCGGAACATACATTCAGGCTGCAAGCGCGTACCTCAACACCTTAACATGGTCTGGTCCTTTGAACGCTGCAACTGTTTTCAGCGGCACTTTCTCAATCGACGGAACATGGTCTTATGGTAACCATACTTAATCTATGAAGGGCATTTTTGAGTTTGAAGTTTCGGGAGAAAAGCGCGGGTTCAAGTTCGGCACTTACGGGTTAAGTGTTGCCTGCGATAAAGAAGATTGCGCAGTAGATGAACTGATGAAGCGTTGCGGTATTCCGTATCTAAAAGACGGGAAGACAGCACAAGATAAGCCGAAGTTGAGATCATTACTTCATCTGTTCTACGGCGCGGCGGTTCACTACGCAGAAGACAACAACCTGTCTACAAACTTCAAACCCTCGACTGTTTCAAACTGGCTCGACGAGATAGGGATTGAGAATGTCAATAAGATGATGAGCCAGGGACTTACTCAGCACGTACCAAAAAACTCGACATCCCCCGTGACGGAGACGGGGGTTCAAGTTACACCATAGAAGACTGTCTCTTTATAGCCATCACGGATCTGAACATGAAACCGTGGGAGTTCTGGCGGTTGACA